CTACATTTATTATTAGGGTCACTGCTGATTTCACTGCATTCAACAGTCAACTCACAGTGGGTGAGATCATCAACATTGATCCATTCCTGCAGTTGAAGATAGAACCTGAAACAAGAATCAACAAAATACCTCAAGAAAGCCGTGTTTTCATAATAGAATCAGAAACACGAGTAAATATAATCAAGGACTAGACATGACTACTATCACAGGATACAAGCAGGACACACAGGGCACTTACATTGTCAAGGATCGCTTGGCCACATTGACCTACAGCATGGATTGGTCAGAATGGTTGCCCACAGGTGCAAGTGTGGCCAGTGTGAGTTACGCACTGACAAACCCCACCTACAATCCCACTCCGATGACCATATCAACATCAGGTGTGAGTGGAGGCAATGTCACATTTGTGGTGTTGGCAGCAGGCACAGCAGGTAAGATCTACACTGTGACAGCACAGATCACCCTGGACAACTCACAGATAGATCGCAGAAGTTTTCGTGTCAAAGTGGAAAACAGATCAGCCTAATGACGCCTGAAGAAGCAAAACTGCAGGGTCTTGAACCAGTAGATCCAAATGTAGAACCTCAAGGGGAGACCTTTGAGATCCTCCCCTATGTGGAACCTGTGCGTGATCCTTCAAAAACAGGCAACAAACCCAAACAATTAGTGGCAGTAGAAGTCATGGGCTATGAAGTGGGCCGTGGCCTCCGTAAGAAGGTTGTGAGCCCAGAAGATGTCTACAAATTGGCCGCATTGGGCATGAGCAATAGAGAGATCGCCCGTTGGTTTGACATTGATCATCAGGTGGTAAACTACAACTTTCAAACAATCATAGACAAAGGTCGTGAGGACATGAAGACCAGCCTTAGGCGTGCCATGTTGAAGAACGCCATGGGTGGCAATGCTGCCTTACAGATCTTCCTGGCCAAGAACCTGCTGGGCATGAGTGACAACCCACAGGTCACAGAAGACAACAAGATCTTGCCTTGGAATGACTGATGCCACTTAGTCTTGCACAAGCAGAGATTGCCAACTCAACCAAGCGATTCAGAACTGCCATATGTGGACGTAGATTTGGCAAGACCTACCTGGCAATCAGAGAGTTAGCACGATTCGCCAGATTCCCCAATTCAACCTGCTGGTATATCGCCCCAACCCGTATGCAGGGCAAAGGCATCGTATGGGAAGAACTCAAAGACCGCTTAGGCAAACTTAATTGGATAATGAAAACCAATGAAAGTGACCTAACCATTACCTTGGTTAATGGCAGTGAGATCACAATTAAATCTGCTGACGCTTTTGACCGTATGCGTGGATTTTCTGTAAATTTTGCCGTGTTCGACGAATTTGCAGATATGGATCCAGAAGTATGGACAGTGGTTAGACCTACCTTAAGTGATACACAAGGTCACGCTTTCTTTATTGGCACACCCAAGGGTGGTAGAAGTTCCTGGGCCTACGATATCTATTCAGCAGATGTCAAGAACCCTGATAGTTGGCAAAGCTGGACATTCACCACACTAGACGGTGGCAGAGTTCTACCAGAAGAGATAGAAGCAGCCAAGCAGGACATGGATGAACGTATGTTCCGTCAGGAATATATGGCCACCTGGGAAGAGTCAGCAGGGCAGGTCTACTATGCTTTCAGTCGTGAACACAATGTTCGACTGCCTGAACTTGTCAACACTGATGTCATATACATAGGGGCAGACTTTAATATCACGCCTCTATGTGCCACAGTGGGCATTCGCCAAGGAGAAAGTCTCTATGTCATTGATGAAATCACGCTCTACTCCAGCAATACTGATGAACTCGCAGACGAGATTAAAAGTAGATATCCCAAGTCAAAAGTCTTCATGTATCCTGACCCAGCCGGATCGGCTAGGTCCACAAAAAGTGGAGGCAGGAGTGATCACACCATCTTGGCCAATGCAGGATTCATCATCAAAGCCCCTAGAAGCCACACCCCAATCAGAGACAGAGTAAATGCTGTGAACAGCCGTTTGTGTTCTGCAAGTGGCGTTAGACATCTGTTTATCAGCCCCAAGTGTAAATACACTATCCAATGCCTAGAGCGTCAGGTCTACAAAGAAGGATCAACTGCTGTGCCTGAAAAGGGTGAGTTTGATCACATGAATGACGCACTGGGCTATTGCATTGATTATTTGTGGCCTGTGACACGTGATAGACAACCTCAACCACAGACCAGGTGGACGCACCAGATTGCAAATTAAAATTAGGAAAGAAAAATGAATTTAACCTTACAAGAACAATATAATCTATTAACATCTACTAATTTGCTACATCAGCGTTATAGAGACACTTGGGATTATCTACTAAATTCCTACATGGGTGGTATTGAATATGCCAGAGGCAACTATCTCACAAAATATGTCAATGAAACTGCCAATGAATACATTGCTCGTATCGCAGCCACTCATCTTGAAAATCACTGCAAGTCAGTGATTTCTACTTATATTTCATTCTTGTTTAGAACACCACCAGAACGTGACTTTGATCGCAATGGTGAATCATTTGAATTAGAAATGTTCTTGCGTGATGCAGACATGGATGGCAGATCATTTGATGCGTTCATGAAAGAAGTATCTGTGTGGGCATCAGTGTTTGGCCACTGTTGGGTCTTGGTAGTCAAGCCTGATGTGGGTGCAGTCACCCTGGCAGATGAACAGCAACAGGGTGTTAGACCCTATGTGAATCTCTTAACGCCTTTAACAGTCAGTGATTGGAACTGGCGTCGTAACGCCAATGGCAGTTATGAACTAGACTATTTCAAATATGTCGAAGATGCCAATGATTCAACTTCCACAATCAAAGAATGGTATGTTGATAAAATCATAACTTCAGTGATCAACCACAAGAACAGAGAACTCCAAGAACAGTTTGAAGAAGTCAATGGCCTAGGCAAGATACCAGCGGTGTTGTCCTACAATCATCGTTCACCTGTGCGTGGCATTGGCGTCAGTGACATATCGGATATTTCGCGAGCACAACAGGCCGTATACAACTTGACTTCTGAAGTAGAACAAAGCATACGCATCAATGGTCACCCAGCATTGGCCGCCACAGCAGGCACAGAATTATCAGCAGGTGCTGGTGCTATAATTCGTATGGAAGACAATCTAGATCCTGGACTGAGACCTTATATGTTGAGTGTAAGCACAGACATACAAAGCATATTCACTGCCATTAATCACGTCACAGACAGCATAGACAAGATGGCCAACACTGGTTCAGTGAGAAGCACTGAAAGCCGCAGAATGAGTGGTGTGGCACAAGAACAAGAGTTTCAATTGTTGAATGCCAAACTGTCAGAGAAAGCAGACAATCTAGAATTAGCAGAAGAACAGATATGGCAGTTCTGGTTTGAGTATATGGGTCAACAGTGGATGGGTGAAATTGACTATCCAGGCAGTTTCAACATCCGCGACACACAAGCTGATGTTGAAAAATTAGTCAAGGCCAAATCAGCAGCCACTGACCCTGTGATACTAAGAGTCATTGATGAACAACTGATCGAACTCATGGGTGAAGACAAAGTGAGATTGCCTTTCATTGATCCTAATCCACAGACTGGTAGAACCTATGAAGATGGTGAACCCATTGCAGATTCATTGCCTGCAGCCTACCAACCTGAGACTGGTGCTGAAGTTCCTGAAGGTCAGAACTGTGGCAACTGTGAATACTACAAGCCAGGTGAACTCTATTGCACCAAGTTTGACGCACCAGTTCGTGCAGTCTACTGGTGTGCCAAGTGGGAGCCTGTAGAAGAAGATGAATACAACTAAGGAGATGACTATGATCAAGAAAGCAATGGGAAGAGGTCGTGGAAAAGGCAAGAAGCCACCAAAGCGTTGATTGGACTGCATACTTTGAGAGCATTCAAAAAGAGTGCCCTTGGAGTCTAGCAGCCTGGCGTAAGGGTCAGATTGACATTGTGGAATATCAAGGTCAGAGAATACCCTTGGGTGATTATCAGGCCCGTATGTATATTGTTTCAGCACCAGATGCCACAGTCACTGCCATAGCCAATGGCTTGGACTATGATGATTCTGAGTGTGAGTGGCTGTATTCGTATCCAGGCTATGGAGAGTTTGCAACACCAGTTTCAGTGCTGATTCAGCAGAATAGATCACAACTCAAGAATCTAAGACAGCAATTGGGTGTGGAATAACTACATATAACAGCATTTCGGGTGAAATGCTATAAATAATTTTATTAAAAACACTTAAGGAGGCGATGCTACAATGTCAGATAATACATTGGTAAACGATATGGCAACTGAAGCCGCTGGCGAAACAGCAAATCAGGCACAAGCAGACAAGACATTCACGCAAGAAGAAGTCAATGCTATTTTGGCTAGAACTAAAACTCAAATTGAGAAGAAGTTTGCCAGCAAATATCAAGACTTGGGTGATCCTGATGAACTAAGAACAATCAAATCAGATTGGGAAAAGAAACAACAGGAACAACAGATCAAGCGTGGGGAGTTTGAAAAGACTCTACAAGAATTGGCTGCTAAAAAAGATGCTGAGATACAGAAGCGTGACTCAATCATCAAAGAATAC